AGCCATCGCCATAGCCATCGCCAGAGCCATCGCCAGAGCCAGAGTATATACTAAGAAACTTTCTTATCTGTTCTTCCATACGGCTACCTCCTCAATGGATTTTATCGCTTCATCTGTACAAGGAATTATTTCTATAACCCCCAAAATAGAGATTATCGGTACAACTAATGTAAATTTACAATCATTAGGTCTTTTCGTTCCCTCAACAGCTAATTGGCTGATAGATGCAGCCCCATACCAACACCACAATCTTCGGCAGTCTGTCAATGTAACCTCACTACCATTTTTTTCTTTCAATACTCCGTAAAATACGCCCGCTCTGTCTGCTCTAATAATTACTTTTTTCCCAATCATAATTCTATATATTTAAAGATTAATAAATATTGGCTCCCTTCAACGCAACAATACGTGTTTAGCTTTCAGCGTGCCCGAATTTGACGGGAAGGGAGTATATAATAGTACCAGCGATAATGACGCCCAAACATCATACTTTAACGGTTAACGGACGATTTTCCGCGCTGATACATAGACTACTATTGTAGTATGTTCATTAACTTAATCACGCTGCTGCCTTATGCTCGTATTCACCTCTCAATGAACAGTCTTCGCAATCGGTTGCTTGCACGCTATACATCGCCTCAGCTATGTGTATATATAGATATACTGCTTATCAGCGCAGGCTAATTTTACGTGCCCTGAACACGACTTCATTTTTGAGGGTTAAGTCTCCCATCCCGAATGTTTGGCTCATCGGTTTCGCCTATAATGCTCCCTCTGCACGACTCGAACGTGCGACCTTCGCTAACCGGAAATTACCGGATACTAAACCTTCGAACAAGTAACCATAGCGATGCTCTGCCTGGCTGAGCTAAGAGGAAGGAGCGTTGTTCACACAACACGGTTTCTTTCTATAAACCTTTCAATGCTTTTCAAGTCGTACCAAATGGTACGTTTGTTATATTGGGAAAATGATATTTCGGCATTATTCCTTAGTTTTTCCAACAGTTTATCACTGCATCCTAAGTATGCCATTGCTTCCTTAGCGGAAAGCCATAGTTTGTTGACCGGCTCTACCTTTCCTACAGATTTCGTTCTTCCCATAACCTACCAACTTAGACTGTCGTAATATTCTTTGTTATTTAAATAAGTCTTTACGATTTGAGTATCGCTACAACCTTCGCCGAGAGAATCTACAATAACATTGTAAGCCGTTTCCGTCATGTTGTATATGACTTCCTGATTATAATCTGATTTACCTGCGATGCCGAGAAGGAATAAGAAGCCGATAAATCCTATTGCAAACATGGCTGTCTGTTTTGATATTCTGTTGATATTCATAATGATATTATTTAAGTCGTTTTACTATCAACCCTTCAGGGCAGCTTGTCGAATAAAAGCTATATCCGTTTTTAGATAGTCTGGACATGGTAGAGCGGGCTACATTGGGTTTTATATGCTTGTCCTTTATAATCACTGTGTCACCGACTTTTATACTTTTTAATGTGTCGGATGGAGATATTTTCTTTACTGCTATTGTCTTGATGTCATTCATATTTATGTACTAATTGTATTAATCACCCACGAAACAAGAGCCAAAACGCCCTCTGTTGTTAGAAGTATAATAGACGGAAGCCGGAGCATTGAAATTATCATAGGCGCTTCTTTTTGCCGGCTTATAGCCTTCATTCTCCTTTCTCAATCTATTAGTGAACGCTTTATCGTCAGCAGACTTATAGTCTACCATATTGGCTATTTCCTCTTTTACGCGGACAGAAAACTTTGCCATCTTCCATGACTTTTTCAAGCTTTCAGACCAGGTGTATTTTCCGGTCTTGTAGAAGTTGTGAGCCTTTTTCATTATGTCTGATAAATCGTACTTCATATTTGCTTTCTTTATTTATTTTCTTATCTTTGTATTTACTTTAAAAAGTAACGTTGTTGATTAACAACAGTGCAAAGATACTATCTATTTTAGAAAGTACAAAGAAATACTTTCTTTTTTAGTTAGTATTTTATATGTTATAAAACATGTTTTTAGTAAAACTCTGATTAATATATTGTTATGTTTGAGTTTAGGACAGCATCGAAGGGGAGAAAGGAGCATCCTAAGGTAATAATGCCGGAGGAAAAGGATAAAATAGTGCATGAACTTCTTAATAAAGAAGGAAATGTTTTTTATTTTGAATATAAAAATGTCCCAGACCTTAATATCAGTATGGTGCAATTTGAAAAAGTGATGATTGAACTTGAAGATATGGGGATGCTTAAAATTGAAGGTTATAAGAATGGCGGTAAAATATATCTTAATTCAAAATTGGATACATTCTACCGCTATGGGGGATTTAAGATGCAAGACCAAATGCTCTCAAATGATTTGGAAAGACTAAAACTTGAACTTGAATCTCTTAAAAAAACGGTGGAGCCACCCGTTTCGGAGAAAGTAAAAACCATCACTGAAATTGCGGCATCTATTACATCTGCATTGGCTTTTGCTTTTGGGAGGGTACAGCCCTAAATGTTTTTCAAGAAACGTAATAGGTGATTCTTTTTCACTGTCGCTGCTAATTTCATGCAGTGAATGAAATATTACTTCACCGTCTTCGGCGTTTGTAACGGTTCTCTCTACATTAAGGCTGTTTTTTCCCTCAACGTATCTACGGGAAATTGTAATTGTGTAATTAGGTTCATTTTTCATAATTCGTTCTTTGAAATGTTGTACAATCGGTTAATTGATAATATAATTTTATGGATAAAAATTTGATTTTGATGTGCAAATCTGCTACCGAATACATTATTAGGAACAAAAGCATTTCCCAAAAGAAGTGCGAAGAATTATTTGGTAGTAGTGGTACAGTAGTTTTTGAGAAGCTAAAAAGTTTAGGAGCAGGCAAAAATATTGGATACGGAGATTTGCAAGTCACCCAAGAAGCCAAACGGCTTATTGATACTAAACACTTTGACAACCTAATAGAACAGATTGAAAGAGATGAATATGATAGGAACTTGTCAAATAAAAGCAAGAAAGCCACCATAAAATCCGTTCGTATAGCAAAAATAGCTTTGATTTTGTCTATATTTTCGATGACCGGGTGGCCGCAAATGTTTTTTAAATGGCTATGGTCTATCATCCTTAAATCCGTTTATTAGCTTATTTGCAAACTCATGAATAAAGTCTTTTGTATTTAAGAGATTTTTTTTGAACTCATCGTGAAAAACTTTTTCCCCGTTTAAAAATATATCTCTTGAATACAAATCAGAATCTTCATCTACTGACATTATAATTTCAATCTTTGTTATTTTCTTCATAATATGTAGTTATTATTTAATCAAGTAATTATTATACTTTATGTTAACTTACAAATTACCAGGTTTGAAGGAAACGTTGATTTTTGAGTGAATCATCCCCTTACCCGTAGAGAGTGTTTTTTCTCTCTAACGGTTCAGGGATAATTCGATGGCAAATCACCAGTATAAGTTAGGTATCGACCCCATCGGCTCTGAATTGGGTGCTTCCAATCTCGGCTTTCAGCTTTTACAGAGTTGGTTATCTCGTAACCTGCACCTGCGCACCAGTCTGCTTATTTCAATCGACTGCCTTCTTTCGTGCATCCCCTCACGGGCTTTCACCGTGAAGCTTCGGAAGGTTGTTTTAAATCTGTTATTGGTCGAACGTATTTTCCCCGATAGCCCTCCGCAGTAGCTCGTAAAGCGGAAACAATAACCGATTGTACTTTATAAAATAAAAAAATCCGTTGCTAAAGTAGAGCGGCAACGGATTTCCATATAGAAAAGCCCACGTTAGGGCGATTGTTTAATCATGTGTCTGTTGCCGCTCTGCTTGCAACGGATGCAAAGATACTATCTAAAATGGAAAGTAAAAATAAAAACGAAGCAAATCTTAGTGATTTAACAAAAAGATTTCTAGAAGAAGTCGAAAGGATGGGAGTATCTTTCTATAATATAGCGAAGAGCACTGGGGTTAAAGAGGCTATGTTCACTAAAATAAAAAGGGGGATACAAGAGCCAAGCAAGAAGTTCTTATCTAAGTTTGCAGAATGTTTTCCAGATGCAAATATGAAATATATCTATTTGGGCAATGAAAAAAATAATGCCGAACATGATATTAATAATGAAGCGTTTAACGATTATACTTATCGTTTTTTAGAGACGATAGAAAAGTTGGAACTTACCGATTATAAGGTGTGGAACACTTTAGAAAATTTATCAAAGGCCACCATGTCTAAAATAAGACGTGGAATATGCGGTGTGTCTATGAACACGTTGCAAGAGTTTTGTCAAATGTATAAAGTCAACGCCAACTACATCCTCACCGGCAAAGGTCCAATGTTCCTTGACAATGAAACTTCACATTCGTCTTTGTCTGAAAAAGATGTAGAAGATTTGCCATCTCCGGAAACTGCTGAATACTGGAAGAGAATGTATGAAACGACAGTAGTTATGTATGAAGCGCAATTTGAGGATTTGCAAAGGCGATTTAACGCTCTAAACAAATCTGTGGAAGAAATACAAGACCTATTCAGTGTGAGAAGAAAGGCTGTTTAATATATATGTTTACAAACATGTTTTGAAATAAAACATTTTTAATGTAAAACTTGTTGATATTTTATTTCGACAGGACACAAATTATTAATTTGAAATATAATGAATGAAAATGTAAATCTAATGATGAAGCACATGCTCCGTCTTGCAGAAGCGTATGAGAAATTACTTAAAGAAGTTGCACAACTGAGGCAGGAAGTCGCAATACTGAAAGGCGGAAAGGTAAAGGAAAAGAAAATTTATAATATGAAGATTTTAGGCAGTCAGGTTGGCGGAAGTTGATACAAAAAGCGGAAATGTGCTTCATCATTTGGTTTATGTAAAATAGAATAAACAAATAGTTTATTTACCCCGCCAGCCGTATTACTGGCGGGGTATCATAACGTAAACGTTGTTATTTATAATCAGTCTAAATTACAAATAAATCCGTCTCATGTTTTGGTTACATCCTTATTTATGTCTTATTTTGTAGCGAAATATTGTATTATGAAGTATAATACCAAAGCTATAATGTAACTGTAATGTTGTCAACAATGCTCATGGCGTTGTTAATGGTGTTGTGCTTAAAACATGTCGTTCGTTCCTATATAAATGTAATAAAAACGTATTATGGCATACAAGGCATCAGATATAGCAAAGGTTCTTATAAAGAAAGCAGAACAAGTTAGTTGCGGAGAAGAGTTTATGACAAACATGAAGCTCCAAAAGATGTTGTACTATCAGCAAGGTTTTCATTTAGCCTATTTTGGGACTCCATTGTTTGATGAAGAAATCGAAGCATGGATGTACGGTCCAGTAGTACCTTCTGTATATGATGAATATAAGAGTAACGGTAAAAATGGCATTCATTTAGATTCTGAATTTGAATTTGAATTTGAAAACAAAAAAGAAGAAGCGTTATTCAATGAAGTATTTAAGGTGTATGGAGTATATTCTGCACTTGGGCTTATGAATATGACCCATAACGAACATCCGTGGAAAAGCACTAAAACCGGAGAAGGGAATGTGATAACAAAGGTTAAGATTAAGACATTCTTTAAAACCAGGTTGAAGAAATGAGAAGAAAGGGCAAAAACAATAAAAAAGAAAACGATGATGGGCTTTCTTTTATACAGAGTATTATAAACTCCAATAAGATTAGCGTAGGGGAAATAAGTGATTTATCTGAAATAAACCATCCCTTGTTCTCTTTTAAATACCTATCGGATGAGTCTATAAAAGACTGTAAAGACCATTCGTTCCTTCTTAGCTTTATATTAAGACTTCAAAAATTGTGTGAGCTTGGATGGGATGGAATACGGTTGTCACATAGACATTCATATGGCATGGAGCCTATTCCGTACAATGACATTAAGCCGAAAGATAAATTGCCTTCTTTTGTAACAAGGGAAGTCGACCTTCATGCGTTTCGTGCTTCAGGGGATAATAGGTCTTTCGTTGGACTTCAAAGAGGTAAGCTTTTCTATATATTTTTCATAGAGACTAAATTCGGTGATATATATAACCATGGAAGAAAATAAGAAAATGAAAGCTTTTGCAAAGCATCGGCGTTGTATGAAGTCCAAAGGTGACAGATTGGGATGGATGTTGAGAAGTGAAGTTAAGTATCTTTCATTGCGCGAAATTGCTGAATACGGAAAAATTGTTGATGATTCGTGTTGTTTTATTTCAGCCACCCTCAGGATGATTATGTAAATTATACTCAAGAATTAGAATCTTGATAAGTTGAAGTATTTTTGAATAAGGGCTGAATACAAGTCTTATTATGTAAATTGTATGCAAATGAATTTTATACACAAGGCAAGTGTTTGATACATAATATTATATGTGCAACAAAAAAGAGCTTCCCAAGCTGAGGGTCGCGGGTTTGAGTCCCGTTTTCCGCTCTCTTGAAAATCAAGCAGTTACAAATAAAGTAGCTGCTTATTTTTTTATATATGCTGAATAACATTCCGCTTTTAGACCCTTTTAAACCCTTTTAATCTTATCTTTGTATGCAAATCCTATGCAAATTTTCAGATTTGCATAAACTAAAAACATAGATATATGGCAACGGTTAAATTCTACCTTGATAAAAGAAGGCAAAAAAAAGATGGTACTTATCCGATAAAGTTGAATGTATTCCACAACAAACAAATAATGATAGCTACGCAGCTAAGTGCATCGGAAAAAGAATGGAATGGGAATGAATATTCTGTGCGTGCACAAAATTACAAGCCGAGGAATATAGTTGCCCGTGGAATAATAAACAAGGCGGAAACAGTAATATTTACTTTAGAGCAACAAGAAAAGTTGAAATCAACTACAGACAAAGCTTTGAAGAAGTTGATAGAGGACGCTATAAGTAGCAAGGTTGAAAATCAAAAGACGTTTCTCTATTATCTTGATGAATTCGTTTCCAAGAAAACCAATCAGGGGACTAAGTCTATATATACAACCACAAGGAACAAGATTGAGGAATACGATAGTCATTGTACTTTTGAGAGCATGGATAAGTCGTGGCTGGAAAACTTTGAAGCGTGGATGGCAAAGACGATGAAGGTTAATGCCTACGCTATTCATTTACGGAACATACGTAGTGTATTCAACTACGCCATTGATGAGGAGTACACAACATTGTATCCATTCAGAAGGTTTTCAATAAAGAAAGAGGAAACCCGAAAACGCAGCCTTACAGCAGAACAACTTAGGTTATTGAGAGATTATCCATGTGAGGAATACCAGATTAGATATAGGGATATGTTCATGCTCATGTTCTATCTCATAGGGGTAAATGCAGCCGATTTGTTCAACGCAAAACATTCTGCATTGGTAAATGGTCGTTTTGAATATAAAAGAGCTAAGACGGGGAAATTATACAGTATTAAAGTAGAACCGGAAGCGCAGGCTATAATTGAGAAATACAAAGGGAAGGATTATCTTCTTAATATAATGGATGAATACGGAAATTACAAGGATTTCCTACATCGTATGGGAATAGGGTTAAAACAGATTGGAGAGACAGAAAGGAAGGGATTGGGAGGGAAAAAGAGTAGAAATCCTTTATTCCCTGATTTGTCCTCATATTGGGCAAGACACACATGGGCCACGGTAGCGGCAGAACTCGATGTCCCCAAAGAGGTAATCGCCCACGCGCTTGGGCATAGTTGGGCGAACAGCACAACGACTGACATCTATATCCATTTTGACATGCGAAAAGTAGATAAAGCTAATCGGAAAGTTATCGATTATGTAAATGTTTTTAAGAAGTAATAAGGAAGTGGGGAGATAAATATTTTCGATAATTATACCAGTTATTTCGGATAGATAGGTATGATATTCCAAATAATTACATATCTTTGCGAAAGCATGTCAAGTGGCATGCTTCCCATACTGACGAAAAGACATGAAAAAACTTACAATCAAACAAGAGAATTTTTGCAACTACTACATCGAAAGCGGCAATGCTTCCGATGCTTATCGTCGTGCCTATTCGTGCGAGAAGATGAGAGACAAACAAGTGTGGGAAGAATCTTGCAAATTGTTGTCTAACCCAAATGTAGCCCAAAGGGTTAAAGAGTTGCAGGAGGAACAAAAAAACAAATCGGATATAACTAAAGAACGCATTCTACAAGAATTGTCCGGTATAGCTTTCTCATCCATTGCCAGCATGCACAACACATGGATAGAGCGTAAAGAATTTGATGAGCTCTCTGACAAAGAGAAATCAGCAATAAAAAGTATATTTACCAAGATATTGAAAAAAAATATCGGAACAAGTGATGCTCCGGAAATTGTAGATGTTGAATATGTGAAGATAGAACTTTATGATAAGATAAAGGCTATTGAGCGTATATGTAAAATGCTTGGGTTTGATGAGCCTACCGAAATAGAGATGAATACCAGCAAACCCATAAGTGTCGAGGAAGCAAAGAAACTGATAGAAAGGCTATGATGGACGGTGTGCGGTATCTACAAGCATTTTGTATGTCGGGCGTTCTCAATTACACAAAATTTTTCTTTAAAAGTAAAACAGGGCGCAAATTTGTGGTGAGCAGACACCATGAACGCATATGTAATGCGTTGGATGATGTTATTTCCGGAAAAATTCAAAAACTGATAATCAATATTGCACCACGATATGGAAAGACCGAATTAGCCGTAAAGAACTTTATATCATACGGATTGGCACTCAACCCTTCCTCAAAGTTTGTCCATCTCTCATATTCTGACGATTTGGCTCACGATAATTCAGAAGAGATTAGAGACATAGTTAAATCAGAAGAGTATCAACAGCTGTTCCCGTATGTCCAGATAAAGAGAGGCACAGACAGCAAAAAGAAGTGGAGTACCACTGCTGGCGGTGGTGTATATGCGGTATCAACAGGTGGACAGATAACGGGATTTGGCGCTGGAGAGGTGGACGATATAGATGATAAAGAAACAGAAAAAGAAATAGATAGCATATTAAAGGGGGCAAGGTTTTCCGGCGCCATTGTCATAGACGACCCTATTAAGCCGGAGGACGCTTTGTCTGACGTGAAAAGGGAAAAGGTTAACCAACGCTTTGAAACTACTATCCGTAACCGAGTGAACAGCCGAAACACCCCGATTGTAATAATCATGCAGCGCCTGCATGAGAATGATTTGTGCGGCTATCTTATGAAAATAGAGCCAGGGCAATGGACTGTTCTTTCATTGCCGGTCATAGAAAAAGAAGCGGACGGGAAAGAATTTCCTTTGTGGGAATTTAAACACACATTGGATGAATTGCATAATCTCAATAGAATAAATCCATTCGTCTTTGAAACACAATATATGCAGAACCCTACACCTATAGAAGGTCTCATGTACGGTACATTCAAGACTTATAGGGAAATACCATATACCAACCGTGCCATTCGGAAAAATTATACCGATACCGCAGATACGGGCAGTGACAGATTATGTTCCATAGATTATGTGGATACAGAAATAGGCAACTTTATTTTAAGCATACTATATACGGACGCTCCTATGGAGGTTACGGAACCGCAAGTTGCAGCTTTTCTTGCCAAAGATAGAGTAACCATAGCTAACATTGAAAGCAATAACGGTGGACGTGGTTTTGCCCGAAACGTAGAGCGGCAATCACGGATAATGGGCAATAATGAAACAGAAATAAAATGGTTTCATCAGTCGGGGAATAAGGAAGTTCGAATATTTACCCGCTCCGCTGAGGTTATGAATCTTACATATATGCCGGAAGGTTGGGAAGTACTCTTTCCTGAATTTCATGCAGAGATAAAATCTTTTAGGAAGTTCGGAAAAAACGCACATGATGATGGGGCAGATGCTCTTACCGGAACCGTAGAAAAACGCGGAGATTTTGAATATGACAGCTATGAGGCTGCGACAGTCGCATTTTCCGGCATTCCAATTGTAGAAATACATCCACTGCTTAATGGGCGTTTTCTGTATGCGAAAGCGTATGTTGTACATGATACAATATATGTGGACGATGCGTATATAGGAGAATTGATTCCCATCAAAGAAATCGCCGCGCTGGTCGCTGGTGCCGATGTAAACATTGAGACTTCGCAGGCAATGCTTCATTATATACGCGATTATAGGGCTGAAATAGGTGATGTGTGGGCAAGGCAAGAAAATACAGGAAAACTTTCCTATATTGAAGCATTTAAGGGGCTAATTCGAGATTTTAAATTCAAGAGGGATAATAAAATGTCCTTATTTATGCGTAATCTAATGGACTATGACGGTAAAGATGTCTATGAAGCAATGTATGTATTGTGTTGTATAGCGGATAGAGTAAAAAGAAAATCAAAAAAATAATCATAAAAATGCTGTTTGTTATTTGGAATTAGTCTAAATAATATATATATTTGCACACGTAGGGTCACTACAAGCGTGTGAAGTTGCACGCAACCGTATTAATGGACTAAAACACTAAATATATGGGAGTGGCCGCATTTATTTGCTGTCACTCCTGCTTTGTATATGGGCATATTTACTAAATTTTGGAAGCCAGAGAATAAAAAGTCTATTCCGATGTATGATAATGTAAATCGGGTAGAAAGAGATGCAGCAGGAAACTACTGGTTTTTGTCCGATTTGTTTGGAAGGCGTTCCAAATGGAAAGTATATTATGACATGACTGACAATTTGGATAAAGCCGGAGCGCTTGTTTCCTGTACGCCTTTCTTCACTGTAGTTGATAAAATCGGTTCTATGATGTCCCGTGGTATTCCTTATGTGGTAGATAAGGATGGAAATGAAAAAAGGACATTTGCCGATATACGTAATATACTCAACGCTCCCAATCCGCTGCAAACATTCTCTTCATTTGTAAAGCAAATTGAAATATGTCTTAAGGTATTCGGCTATTGTCCAATTGTTCTTGTTAGAGCGACAAAAACAAGCACTCCTAAGGCAATGTGGATAATTCCACCTGAGATTTTCCATATGGAAGGAACCGGTAAGGTGTTTCGCCAATACGAACTGAAAAATATTATATCAAGTGTATATATAGACTGTAACGGAACTCGATTAGAGTTGGAGGACTATGAATATCTTGTAATATATGACAGCAATATAGTAATAAATAGCGGTGCGACTGCTGATGTCAAATTTGAGTCCGTTTCAGATAGCCTTTCCCAGCCTATATCAAACTGGGTAGCTTCTATGTCTGCAAGCCATACATTGCTTGTAAATGGTGGTCCTAAAGGCGTGCTCTATAATGATTATACTGACCAGATGGGAAATGTTGCCCTTTCCTCGGAAGATGAAAAGGATATAAAGGACAGATTTAAACGTGATTATGGCTTAGTAAACAAGGAATATCCCATTTTGGTGACACGTTACAAATTAGGATGGCTTCCTCTTGATTTTAATGCTGATGAATTAAAACTTCATGAAGAGGATAAGAGGTGTACAGATAAGATTGCCAATGCAATGGGCATAAATGCCAATCTTTTTACGGATGCCAAATACGACAACCTTGAAAGTGCTGGGAAAAAGGCTTATCAGGACGTAATCATTCCAGATAGCCGAAAGATAGCAGAATGTCTTTCAAAAGCCATATGTCCGGAAGGTGTTTTTATTAAGATTGATTTTACAGATGTTGAATGCCTTCAAACCAATAAGGAGACAGAAGCCAATACATTGGTTAAAGTTGCTGATGCCTTACAGAGATTGATAGATAAGTCTTTGATAACACATGATGAGGCACGTATAGAAGTTGCAAGATACATAGATATTGACCCGGATAATCCAAAAGGAGATTTTGATAGCAATGCAGCAAGCAGTGCATCTGTTGAAAATAACGTCAATAACAGTAAGGAAAATGGAAACAATGACAAATAAATACAAAGATAAGATGGGGATGCAGTATAAATTGTTCTCCATAAACTCGAAGGATGTCCAATATAGCCCCGAAAGCCGGACTATCAGCGGATACGCTGCTGTATTCGGAAACATGGATAAGGCTCATGATATTCTATTGAAAGGTTGCTTTTCAAAAAGTATCAATGAAAGAGGGCCGCAAAGCCAGGCAAATGACAAAATTATACTCCTTTGGATGCACGACATGTCAGAGCCTTTGGGATTTATTACAGAATTGAAAGAAGATGATAGAGGGCTTTATTTTGAGGCGCGCATTGATGAGATTGAACTTGGAGATAGGGCCATAAAACAACTTGAGTCAGGCACGCTTAATCAATTCTCTATTGGTTATGAGTATGTATGGGAGAATTGCGAATGGGATTACGAAAAAGAAGCCCTGATTGTTAGAGAGGTTAAGCTGTATGAAATATCGGTGGTATCAATTGGCTGTAATGGAGAAACCGAGTATTTGGGATTGAAGTCAATTGAAGACTACGAAAACGCTTATAAGGATTTAAGCGGTGAAATTTCCTTGTTATGTAAAAATATGAGTACAACCAAGCAACAGCGTTTGCAAAAAATTATAGCCAAAGCAATGTCACTTGCATCTTTTAGGCCGGACGGTGTTATACCTGCTCCACCCAAAGGGATGGAAGCCGGCAGTAATGGCAAAACGGAAGAAAAATCATTATGTAATTTATTAAAACTAAAATCGGTATGAAATTAGGATTTTTAGAACTTATGGACACATCCGGCTTGTCCGAAGAAAACAAGAAGTTTTTTGAATCTTTGGACGAAAAAATGGGAGAAGCCTTTGAAAAACAAGTGAAAGGCTATCTTGCGGATGAAGTGAAATTGGAAGATTTGCGTAAATCCATAAAGGATGCCGCTGATTCCATAAATGACATCAAGGAAAAGGATTTTGCCGGCATTGACAAAAAGACTTTTGAGGAGAAGGTTAATGAATTGGAGAATGCCATTTTACGTGTAAAGGCTTCTACCGAAGTAGGTAAAAACGGGGAGGTAAAGATTAAATCTGTTTATGAGCAGCTACACGAACAGCTCAAGGAGTATATTGCCGCGGACAAGAAGGGCGTTATGTCTCTTGATTTGAAATCGGCTTGTCAGTCGGCTCCCGGCAATAAGTTGGGATTAAATCTTGTGCTGGAAAAGAAAGACGCTGCAACTATTACTTCCGGGGCCCTTGCTCCGCATTACGGACTTGAGGTTGACCCAAATTTATCAGTTAATCCGAGAGCGCAAACCGTCATTAGAAAATATGCAAATGTATCAAGCACAAATAATAGGGCTTTGGTTTATGCGGAATATACAAGCAAGGACGGAGATGCTGCATGGGTTCCTGAAGGTGGGCTAAAGCCTTTGATGGATGCGACATTGACAGAAAAAACAATAACCGCTGCCAAAGTGGCTATTGCTGCTAAATTTACAGAGGAAACGCTGTCGGATTTTCCCAGCTTCGTCAATGAAGTTGAAACGGAAATGGTAAATAAACTTGGAATCAAAGAAGAGCAGGGAATTTTGTCAGGCAATGGCTCTGGTGGAGAAATAAAAGGCGTTGCATCGGATATGCCGGCATTCTCTCTCTCTACTTTCTATGTTGAGAAGCCAAATATGTTTGATGCTCTTGTGGCTGCATATTCGCAAATTGTATCCACCAGCGAAATGGCTTATCGTCCGAACCTTGTACTGATGAACCCATTGGATTACGCGTCCATGCAGTTGGCTAAGGATGCTAACGGTCAATATCTCCGCCCATTCCGATATGGAGATGAATTGATTCAGGGATTGCGTGTAGAAACGACCACAGCAGTAAAACAAGGAGATTTCATCATGGGTGATTTCTCATACTTGAACATTCGTGACTTGTGGGAATTGTCTATTACCTTAGGATGGGAGAATGACGATTTCCGCAAGAATATCGTGACTGTAATCGCAGAGAAGAGGCTGATGTGTTATATCAAGTCGCAATATAAGACCGCATTTGTAAAGGACACATTCTCTACTGTAATAGAAGGTATCACTCAAGAAGTATAAGGAGAATAATTATGGGAAAAGAATATAGAATAAACCTGACTAAGCGTTATAATGTAACATTTGTCAAGGATGGTGTGAAGTATAAAACAGGCGATGAAGTTTCAGTCGGAATGGCTCTTGCGAGCAAGTTTTATGCCGAGGGTAAAATTGAAGCGACAAACGAACTGATTAATGATGCCAGAGCGTTGGGTTGCGAGGAGTTGTTCACTAAACGTAAATCTGCGAAAAAAGATACGGTATGATAATTGACTACGAATCTTTCACCGGGTTGCTGAGTGTCGGGATAAATCCTGACACTGGCGCTCCCTCTATAACAAGAGATGCGGAGTTGGGCAAAATAGAATCATATATTTCCGTATATGAACAGGAATATTTGATTCGTATACTTGGTGAGGATATGTGTAAGGCTTTTACCGATTATCTTAACTCAAAAGAAGATTCAAAAGAAGATAGCGTTGATGATAAATGGGATAGGCTGCTTGCTATTTTATCAGAAAAATACAGCCCTATTGCTTGCTATATATTTTTCAAGTATATAGCGGACGGTAATTACAGCGTAACAAATGTGGGAACAGTAACTTCTGCCGATGGAGATGCTGTTTCTCCACAAGTTTTGCAAATTAGGGCATGGAATGATATGGTAAATATGAACAAGCGTGTTTATAAACTTTTGCAAGGAAAGGAATATGCTGGTGTATGTTTCAATCCATGTATGTTGCGTAAAATAAACTGTATGGGAATATGAAGCCGGTAAATGATATATTTGCGGACATTGTAAAAAAGGTATCGAAAAGATACGGAAGCAATGTGTCGTTTTTATTCGGAGACTGGGCCTACATAAGCAATCAATTAACTTTATGGGGTAAAAGCCCCAAGACAAGTAAATTGAAGTTTCCTATAATATGTCTTTATTCTCCGTTCACGGAAGATAGAAGTTCTGCCGAGACAGAGGTTAGCCTGGAGTTTATTATTATGGTAAACACTTTAAAAGGGTATTCAAACGAAGACCGGCAAAAAACTTCCTTTGAGCAGGTATTGCGACCTATATACAATCTTTTCTTGGATGAAATCAAGAAAAACATAAACATTGTCCGTAGTTACAATGATGTGGTTCCACATTCCTACATTGAAAACTACAGATATGGCAGGGTTGGGGTTATAGGAGAAGACGGGAAACCATTCAGTGATTTTATTGATGCTATCGAAATGAAAAATGTAAATTTAACCATTAAAGAAGTAAAATGTTATGGCAACAGATTATAGAAAGTGTCCGGGCGTTGCAACTTTTAATACGGGTAGTTCCGTGTGTGTGCTTGACCCCGGTAAAATAAAAGCTATCATACTGACTATTCACGGTCATAAGATACCTACAGAGAAAACAGCGGAAGCCTTTGAAAAGGCTTGCCATGCAGACCGTCCGGGAAGAATATTCCCTATCAAAACGATTGTGGAATATGCACCTTCCGGTGGAGAGGCTCAAACTTCTGCTACGGGATACGGCCCTACTAAAATCACAAGCTATTCAGCTAAAAATGATGTATGGACTTTGCAGGACTACGATGCCAGCTTGAAAGCAAACATCATGGTGGCAAAGAATGTGGCATTTGATGCTTATTTTGTAGATGAGAACAACGTCATTTACGGAATGAATGACGGTACGGAAGATTTGGCGGGCATTCCACTGTCCGGCGTTTATCCGGGCGGTCAGGACTGGGATTCTTCTGGCACAGAAGCCAACTTGACTATCGCAACCATGTTCAAGGATTACGAGAAATATATCAAGAACGCGGATGTGAGAGCCTATGATTTTGATGTCGTTGATGCATTGAAAGGGTTGGTTTATGTTGATTTGGTATCAACGGAAGACAAAAAATACAAACTTATAGAGCACTTCGGGAAGCTGGATATTACGGAGTACTATGGTGAGTTGCTACAAAAGAATGCAACTACTGCATTACCCAATGCAACAGATGTTTCTTATGCAAACGGCATTATAACAATAAACGAAGGTACTGCGGAACTTGCATCTCCCTCTGTATTGCAAGAAGCTGGAATTACGGGTATTGAGGCTTGGACATGATAGTCGAAGGAATCTCATTTAATGAAGAAAGGGTAAAGAGTATGAAGAAGAGGGACTTCATAAATATTTATAAGAATGTGTTTTTTCTTGACCGACCGCCCGAAGAAAGGGAGAAAACCCTTTCGTCCATCTACGATGATATAGCATCTTCCGGTGCGGCAAGACAGAAAAAAGATGATTGTATATTATGATGGTGGTATCGTTTAATTAGGGGCGTTCATTCGCCCCTAAATTGTCTTGACTATGGCTAACATTATTGAAGCAGAAGAAAATTTCAGACGGTTTGCTACCGGATTTGAACCGATGATACGGGATATTATGGTAAAAAACAGAGAAGAAGTTTCCCAATATATTGTAGAACAACTATGGTCAGGTATTAACGGAAATGATAAACCATTACGCCCTACTTACCTTAATGACCCGTATTTCAATACCAAAGAAGCGGGGTATTGGTATAAGAACGCCAAAGGCTATGCAGCTTTCAAGCAAAGGGTAGCCCCGCTTATGTATTCTTCGCTGATAAACGCTCCTGTAAGTTCAAAAGGGACGCCAAACCTGATAATTACGGGTGAATTTCACGATTCTATTACAGCCGTACCGATAGATAAGGGACTGAGGATTGAAAGTGTGGGGATAAGCTTTAGCGGTGATATAGAAAAGAAATACGGACAGGCGATTTACAAGGTCGGTTCTTATGCGAGAAAGGCATTCATGGAAAGGCATATAAAGCAAGGCATTGCGGATTATTTTAGAAAATTCGGTTTATAATGGGATGTGCGTGTGAAAACAAAAAGAGAATGGCAGATATAGCTAAGATGCGTTCGCTTGCAAGAAAAGCCGCAAAGATGGAGGGGAAAGTATATATCCTTTATGAGAAAGACGGGGTTTTCAATTTTTGCCCAAGAGGCGAAATGTTCAACGGGAAACTGATTGAATATGTTTGGTTCTGATATTAAAAAAAGAACACTGTTTTTTGTATAACCCCCGTAATTTTTCTGCCTTTAAATTGAAAAATATTAAAAACAGAACAAAGGCGGGATAACTCCCGCCTTATACAATCATTTCCTGGTTATTATACTCATGTGTGGGTATTTGGTTTCATGAATTGTCGGCTTCTTGGGCTTTTCTCCTTTGAGTTCTGCAAGTTCCGCCTTGACTTCCTTAAGTTCGTTCAATAAATCCGTATATCCTTCCGTCAATCGGAGGATGTGTTGCATCATTGCTGTGCTGATTTCCATAATAGATGAATATTTGTTTTAGTCGTTATTTCTGCCATCTGCCCGCCAGCCGTATTGCTGACGGGGTATCATAACGTGAACGTTGGTCGAAACCTCAACGTGCATCTATGCTTGGTTACGTGGCAATATGTTTTTGGGTATAGTTATAGCTGTACGTCATTACTCCGTACCTGTAAATGTTTATGCTTCAATGCTATTTGATTTTTGCAATTTTCCCATCAGAAGGCTTTCCGCCAAATAGATGGTTGATGTAGGCAAGACCTTTTGGTTTGCAAAACACCTTTTGGCATAATATGTCAGGGTGGTTGTCTCTGCGTATTGGCGGCAACAGCGTCATTTCAAAGTATCCTGCGTCAATATACTTTTGTTTCGGTTCGTTCCTGTCTTTGAAGAATATGCCCGCATCCCTTAGCTTTCCGAAAAGGGTGTTTCTCCCAAAACCGAGATTGAGTATCTTTGCGGCTTGACCTATGTCTACTTTGCCCTCTGCTTTGAAGGCGGCTTCGGCGAAGTCGGCTTTAGGCTGGAGTTTGGTAATCTTTGCATCTTTCTGCTCGATTTGCTTTTGTTGCTGCTCTGTTTCAATACGGAGTTGTTCCTTTTCCTTTTCAGAAGCTACTAACGCTTCCAATGCCTCAAGATAAGTTTGTGGAGTCTTGATAACTTTTTTCTCATTTTCGAGGTATTCTAAACGGTTGATTATTCTTTCACGCAGAACCGCATCATAACCTGATGCAAGAATAAGGCATCCCTTTGGGGTGAGATTAAAACAAGGAAGTTCTTTATATCCTCCTCTTGGTTGTGGCTGTTTGTAGGATGTCTCCACAAAATTGTGGTGTGATACCCCTTGTTTAAGCAAGTTCCTGATGTCTCGTAAGACAGCATCATGTCTTTTGCCCGTAACCTCTGCGATTTCAAGAGAGGTCATTCCTTTTAAATTTGGAATTAAATCTTCCATAACTATTATAATTTAGACAATAAAAAAACTGCACTACGTGTTGTCTAAGTCCTAATAGCGAAACTCCGGGGGTGTTTCCACTTCCCGACACGGTGCAGTTATATCTTGTATATTTTAAGATACAATATTAATATGTAAGGGCACAAAAAATGCCGCTATGTTTGCGGCTTCGTACCGCTATTAGTTTTAGACACTACAAAGATAGGAACATTTTCCGAATTAGCAAATGCTCTTTTGTAATTTATATTATATCTAAATTATAAATATTTTCTTTAAATATATTGGCTGTCTCTTTCTTTTAGAGTTATTTTGCAAACAAAACTTAAAACAAATATCTTTTATGCAACATAAAAAAATTGATAACATTTAAAAGCTTATGAAAAAACTATTATTTTTGTTTCTGATTTTGCTATCAGTAACATCATGTAAGAGTACTTATTATGAAATAGGATATTCCCTTGATTATAGAGAATATGTCAAAGACCCTAACTTTGTAATTAATCCTACTGAAATTGGGAATAAGGATTTTACTCCCGTAGGTCCAATATATTTGGAGTTTCATTCAGGAAATAAAGTAAAAAAAGAAGATAGAAACTATGTGCATGAAAAAAGAAGCATATCTATTGGAAAATATTATGTCCCTACTTATGAAAGAATGATTTCATCCGCAGTTAATAAAGCCAAAGAGATGGGCGCAAATGGGATTATTTCGTTTAGTATTGAAAAAATAGAAAAGGGTAGGTCTAATTTACCGGTATATATAATCAGTGGAAATGCAGTGATATACTAATTGCATTATTAAGATTATTTCTAAATAATAAAGCCAGATGTAATGTCTGGCTTTTTCTTTTTTTCTTCCCTTTCTGATTTTCATTTTTGCCTTTCTTATTTAGAAAATTCTAAATAATTCAATAATTTCGATATGGCAAAGAAAAAAGATGGAAAAGTTAGTAAAGTATAAAAGAACTTGCATAAAAAAGAAAGTAGCCAAAGGTAACTGGCTACCAATGGCTACTTTTTGATACTTTATTTTTTACCATAGTGATACCTCATAGAGAGCACATAAACCGTGATTATTTCATCATTAACTGAATAGATAATGCGATGTTCCGAATTTATACGCCGAGACCATTTGCCGGACAAATCATATTTCAGAGATTCCGGTTTGCCTATTCCGGTATAAGGGTGTTTGGCAATATCTTCAAGCAGTGACAATATTTTATTTATTATAGCCTTATTACCGCTTCGTACAAAATATTGGTATTCTTCTTTTGCTTGTGCGGAAAGTGTTATTTTGTACATACAACGCGATTTAAAAAGTCTGACATACTTTCTCCCTCATGTTGAGAAACGCAATTTCCATTCTTAATATCTTCTTCCCCTTTTCTGATAGCTTCCATCGTTGCCGGAGATTTCATTATATATTCAGTTTCTTTAATAGAGTTATATTCATCTAAAGATATGACAACAACGCTTTCATTGCCGGCACGGTGCACCAGCAATGGCTCACTGTCATTTATCACACCATCGAGATAGTGTTTAAGGTTGTTTCTTAGTTCTGAATAGTTGGCTGTTCTCATAATTTACTTGTTTTTATTGTTTTGCACAAAAATAGGTACTTATTTTTGTACTTACAAGAAATGGTGAATATATGAATTTAATTTAGACTAATTCTAAATAATTTTATATCTTTGCGTTATCATGTGATGTTGCATGACACCCAATATTAGGACTTATGGCAAACGAATTTATAATTACCGATTTAGTCGACAAGAAAGCCGTACAACAATTAAAGGAACTTCGTCTTGAATTTGATAGTACAAAAGGGTCTTATGTGGAGCTTGCTAAGGAGTTGGCGCAAGGAGTAAAAACTAATCCCAAAACATTTGATGAACTTTCCCAAAAAGCACGTAATTATATCTCGCTGTTGGAGAAATTGAATAAGACGCAAGAAAATATGGCATCTATTCAGGCAAAACAACTTACCGTGCTACGTCAAGTATCCCAGCAACTAAATTCAATGTCATCTTTGCAAAAGTTAAACCTTTTGTTCGAACAGTTCGCCAAAAATATCAAGAATGCAAGTGATATGCTTGCCGGATTATCTTCCGCATCCAACCAGGTGTCTTCGGCGCAGGATAATGCGGCTAAAAGTACCCAAACAGCAAGTAATATAATAAGCCAGGCATCCACTCAATTGCAGGCGGCAAATATGAACTATGCCGCCATAATCGACACCGTACAGGCATATGATGGCGAAGTTACCAAGCTAACGGCTGATACCATAGCCAATAAAGAAGCTATGAAGCAAATTTTTGCAGATATTAGAGCTCTTGGAAAATCTTATAAAGACGGGGAAATTACTTTGTCTGAATATATAAGGCAGTCTTCGCTATTAAAACAAAGGCATACGGAACTGATGGCGCAAAATCAGCAATATTCGACTTTGATAAAAAATCATTCCACGGCAATTATTTCAGCTTCCGGCAGCTATTATGAAATGAATGCCGCCATGCTTGAGTTGCAGAAAAGGTATAAGGCGTTGAGTGAAGCTGACCGGGAAAGTAGTGTCGGGAAGAATTTGATAGCGCAAGCCAATGCTTTGAATAATAAGTTGAAAGAAATTGACTCTCAATTTGGGAATTATCAAAGGAATGTAGGTAATTATGCGTCCTCTTGGAATGGGCTTAATGTTCAGACGCAGCAGTTATTGCGAGAGTTACCGTCTTTAACAATGAGTTTCAATCAATTCTTCCTTGCCATATCCAACAACTTGCCAATGTTTGTGGATGAATTAAAAAGAGCAAGTGAAGAGTTTAAGCGGATGAAATCCGAAGGACAAACTGCGGTTCCGGTATGGAAACAACTTCTTGGCAGTTTATTTTCTTGGCAATCAGCACTTGTAATAGGTATAACATTATTGTCTGCGTATAGTTCGGAGATTATAGATTGGGTTGCGAGTTTGTTTAGAGGAAAGAAGGCATTGGATGAAATAATTTCCGTTCAAGACAAATTAAGGACAGCTCAAAAAGGAGCTATTCGTGATACAATAGAAGAACGTATCAAATTAGAACTATTATATAAGGCTGCCACCGATAATAAAAAAGCTATGGAAGAGCGTATCGTAGCTGCAAATGAATTAAAAAGTACTTTCCCTAAATTATTTGATAATTATACAAAAGAACAAATAATGACGGGGAATGCAAAAGACGCATATAGATTATTAACAGCACAGATTATCGCTACTGCCAAAGCTAAACGGGTAATGAATGAAGTGACAAAAGCCGCAACAAATTACGAGGAAACCGAGTTTAAACGGCTTAATCAAGTTTATACTGTCGAAAAAGCACGTGCAGAATATCAAAAGTTTGTAGATACGGGATTATCGAGAACAGAAGCAGGTATAGATGCAAAAAAGAAACTTGAAGCGGAAGAAGCAACTTTGAAAGCCTTAAAAGAGCAAAGTATTCAGTATAAGAACCAAATGAATGATTTGGAAAAATTAGTAGATGTAAAAGCATTGGTTAATGACCCGGGTAAAAATAATAAAGCTTATGACGATGAAAAAAAGAAAGCGGAAGAATACGCTGAATATATCAAGAAGATAACAGAGGATTTATCCAAATCTAAAATAGAATTGATAGCTGACGGTAGAGAAAGAGAAATAGCTGAAATCAGTAAGGAATACGATGATAGGATTAAAGAGATAAAGGGTAGGACAGACGAAGAAATAGAGCTTCGGAAAAATCTTGAAACGCTGAAAGGAAAAGCCATTGCGGAAATAAACGATAAATACGATAAAGAACTGCTTGAAATAGAAAAAACAAATCTTGAAAACAGATTGGCTTCCATTGGGGAAAACTCGAATGAAGAATTAGACAAAAGGCTTAATCTCCAAATACAACTCAATAATATGATGCGTGATGCGGAAATAAAGGACGCTGAAAAGAATGGAGAGGATGTTGTGGCGATACGCATGAAGTACATGCAACGGGAAAATTCTCTCATAATGCGAAACCTCCAAGAAAGAATTGGGTTGATTGAGGCAAATACTGATAAGGTGGTAAACGAGCAGGAAACATCCGCTTTGAAAGAAGCTAATATCATAAAAAAACAATATGCAAATGGCGAAATCAGCAAAGAGGATTACGAAAAGAAATTATATGATATTGGGGTTAAGTATGCTAAGGCGCGTCTTGAAACACTTATGAAAGAGGCGGAGGCTGAAATGTCCCTTCTTGACCCAAATAGTGAAAAGTATCAGGAGTTGGAAGATAGGTTAGCCAACCTTCAAGCACAGATAAACGGAATAAATTATGATGATGCTACCAAGAAACGGGAAGAATGGATAGGCAAGTTTAAAGAGGGTTTGTCAGGGATGAACTCCGCCGCAAGGGATGCGCTTGGTGAAACAGCCGGAATATTTGAGGGACTATCTGATATAATGGCTGGTGTAGCAGAGGATGGAAAGTTAAGTTTTGAAAACATGGCGGAAGCCGTAGGGAAGATAGTATCAGGCATCACTTCGCTGATGACCGATATATATGATGCCCGGATAGAAAACGTTGAAAAAGAACAAGAAGCCAACGATGAAGCATACGATAAAGAAATAGAACGTATAGAAGCCCTTGAAGAAAATGGTGCAATTTCCACCGAAGAGGCAGAAGCTCGCAAACGTGCAGCCGAAGATAAGACAGCCGCCAAAAATGCAGAGCTGGAAAAGAGAAAAGCTGCATTACAAGAGAAGCAAGCCAAATGGGATAAAGCAAATTCTATTGTTCAAACGACTATTGCTACCTCATTGGCTATTATGGAAGCGTATGCAACAGCGGGACCGATTGCTGGTGCAGTATTTGCCGCAATAGTAGCCGCATTGGGAGCCGCACAAGTTGCTATCATAGCAGCCCAACCCATTCCCAAATATGCCAAAGGAACAAAAGACCATCCCGGCGGTTTGGCAATAGTAGGTGATGGCGGCAAGAAAGAGGGTATCGTAACTAATAACGGGCTTTTTATCACTCCTGATAAGCCGACATTGGTAGACCTTCCGGCGCATGCGCAGGTAATCCCTGATTTATCATATATCTATGACCGTAGCGGGCTTACTTCTGATTATGGTTTATTGGAACAAAAGCTAAAGAATATGAGAGAAGAGGGGATTGTTGTTAATGTAAACAACGATTACAGCCGACTTGAAAGAAAGATGGAAAGTAATACCAAACAATTGCAGAACATTGGTCGGATTATGAAGAAAGCCAACCATATCGCGGATTATAATTGGATTTCAAGCAGAGTATAAGATATGATATATAATGACTTAAACAAAATATGCCTTTCCCGCTTTATAGACATATTCCTGGGGGATATTGATAAGGTTGTTCAAGGCGGAAGATATAGTATCAGGGAAAAGGCTTTGGCGGCCGAGAAGCTATGCAATGAATACTTATCAATAATAGGGGGAAAGTCTGTTTCCGCTCAAATAAACCGGAAAAATGAAGTGCTGAAAATTCAAATCCGATTAAATTGTCTTGCCATATGTCAGGAACTCATTTCTTCCGGAAACTGGAGTGATGCTGTAGAAGTCATGTCTGCTTTGGGTTATAAATTCAGAGAGGACGAACATGATAAGATAAAGAACCGGATAAGCAGCGTTTCCGCTTCTGACAATTACCGCCTTGCAAAATTGCAGGAAACATCTCCGGATATAGGGAAAATAAAAATGGATAGGGAATATTTTACCAAAGAACGCGTTTCTTTAATGTCCCATGTAAAAATGCACATTGATGAAAACACGTTCTCCGCCAAAGAATATGCCTATATGGTCAGGCGTATGTGTGATGACATAGATGCTATGATACGTTCAACTTCAAAAAAGAAATAGATATGTATTACAGATGTGAACTGTTGATAGGCGGAATGACATATGACGCCACAAATGAGCTTGTTAATTGGGACGATGTAGAGATGTCTTTCAAGAGAGGGGATTATGACGGAGTTGTTCGTAGTTTTTCCACAAAATTTGAGTTTACCAACGGCGCTTATTCGCTATTGCTGAAAGAATATTTGTCGAATTACCTGAACTCATCTGCAACACTCGTGTTTTATACCCGGAATAACTCATGGCTGTTAAATGAAAAGTTCAGATGTGCTTTGGACTACTCCACATTTTCCTACAATGATACGACGTGCGAAATAAATGCCGTCGGCAACAGTCTCGCAAGCTTGATTAAGGCAAAGAAAGGCACGCAGTATGAATACCCGGTAAAAGAAATAAAGGAGTCCCAACCTTTGGATTATGACAGATTGTTAATGAACAGTGATATAAAATGGTCTATACCAAGTGACGCAGAGGAGCCTAATGTTTCCCATGTAATGACTGCTTATCCTAATGCTTATTATACTATTCCTTTTTATATGTTAGGACAACCGGAAATTGCAACAAAGGACATTGTAGAGGTTTTTGATACGGCTGAAAACCGATTTGAAAGTACGGAAAGTCTATTCGGAGAATATCTGTTCAAAAATATATCTGACAGGGATTTGACCATACGGATAAAAGTAAAATTCAGTGTATTCATTACGTATCAGAGACCAGGCGTATCCTTCCCGATATATATACGGCTTTCCTCTTATAATGAAAATAGTAAAGAGCTTAAAATATATTATCAATCCGCTACAATTCAAACATTTAATACATACACTGTCGATATTGATGAGAATTTGACAATATCTCCAGGTGAGATGATTAATTTCAATATAGCACTTGCAAAATCTGACCCTATATATCAAAATTTTCCCGTTAATTTTAAATTCAACAGTCTTGACACACCGTTAAATATAAGTTTTTCCGAGCGTGGAAAATCTGTAAAAATAGATTGTATCAGTCCTAAAGTATTGCTTAACCGTTTACTGAGGTCTATAACTGATAAGAACAATGTAACGGGTGAAATCGCCACCGGAGTAGATGAGCGTTTAGACATGGCGATGATAGTTCCGGCAGAAAGCATACGAGGACTTCCCAATGCCAAAATATATACATCTTATACCAAATTCGCCAATTGGATGAGCGCGGAATTTGGGTTTGTCCCTGTAATCGGTGACGAGAAGGTGACATTTGTTCATCGTGATACTTTATTCCAAGATACAGAAATAAAGGACTTGCAGGACAGCACTTCCGATTTGGAATACAATGTGAATGCCGGACTGGTTTATTCGGGGGTAAAAGTCGGGTATGACAAACAGGATTACGACAGTGTAAATGGTCGCGATGAATTCCGCTTTACCAATGAATACACCACCGGCATTACATTGACAGATAACGTATTGGGATTAGTTAGCCCATATAGAGCCGATGCTTATGGTATGGAATTTCTTGCGGAAAAAAGAGGTGAAGATACGACTGATGGCGACAGTGATAATGATATATTCTTTGTTGGAGCATCACTTGACGGAGAAAAATACAAGCTTGTAAGGGATGGATATATAATATCCGGTGTCATATCTCCTTCTACCATGTTCAATGCCATGTATTCCCAAAGGTTTATGATTGAAGCAAACGCAAGGTATATAGGTGCTTTTGCCAACGCGTTGGAGTTTACATCATCTGACGGTAACAGTGATGTGACAATCAATGGAGTTAGCGAAAGGGCGAACGTTGTATTAGGAAACAAACTGTTCACGGTAGGAGAACTTTCCGTCAAGACCGGAGATTTGGAAATACCGTCAGACTTGAAGGGTTACATTCGGGTGGAAAGGAACGGGCGTATCTATAAAGGCTACGTAAAAAGTGCAAGCTATAATTATGGACGACCGGAAGCGGTAAAATATTCTTTGATAGTCAAGAGTGTGGATTAATAGATGAGGAGATTTCATATAAGTCTATCAGGCACTCGTTATTTTATAAGGTATTATTTGGAATTGGTCTAAATAGTATGTATATTTGCGCATGATGTGTGAAGTTGCACGTCACTATAAAAGGACGAAAGGACATGGTAAAAGTTGGTGATGTTTGCCCTCTTTTTTTCTCACCTGTAAAAGATAAGTTTGGGCTTGATATGGACTATATTCAGAAGTTCCACGCTTCTGATAAAATCCATATACAGGTATTCACTAATGCTTCTGAGGAAGTTTCAGCGAGCCTGAACAATCTTGCCGCAGGAAATTCTACACCAATATCACTTTCCACATATAATCATAATGACAATGTAGTGATGTATTACGCCATTCTTCGAGACTTGGAGGATGCCGTATATACGGTTACAATCAACGAATATACATCAGAACCTTTTATTGTATGCTCCTCTGACGACTTGTTAGAGGAAACTGTACTTATCCGTTATTCCCATAAAAGCAATAACTCCGCTTTTGATAACATATTTTGGGTAGATGATATTCAGCAAGTATTTAATTTTCGTGTGGAAGCAGGATTTAAACCTGGAGGATATTCCCCTCGAATAGATAATGAGCAATATCGCAACCAAATGCAAGAGATAGAAGAATTATACGCAGTACCTTATGATGTATATAATCTTACAATAGGAAATTCAAACGGTGTCCCTTATTGGTTTGCAAAACACATAAACCGTATTTTATGCCTTTCTATGGTGGAAATTGACGGGACAAGATATGTCCGTTCGGAAAGTTCTGTTCCGGAAATGACGCAAGTTATTGAAGATAGCCAGTTGTTCCATATAAATATGGCTCTTGAATTACAGAATAACGATATTGCAGGTATTGGCGGCTCTCCTGAAGCTGGTTCTTCCGCCTCTTTCCCCGCATTCCTGATAGACCATGCCAAAGATGGAGAGATGTTGCAATTCAGCGCAGAAAAAGCTGCATTTACTAATGTTGATAAGGTTGAGGTATGAAAAAAAAGCTTAGTAAAATATTATGGTTTGGTGATGCTCTTAATGAAAACAATCAGGCAGCTCCCCCTGCTTTATCTCCGAGTGATGAAGAGCATTTACAAGGTCTGAATCTCGGGGAAATATATATATGCGTCGCAGATGCCGACCCAGCACTGTTCATCAGGACTTCCGCCGACCGAATTGTCTACTTTAAGGCTCTTGATATAGAGGCTTTATCCAAGTTCTTTATAAGAAAAGACAGACCGGACGAAGCTGGATTTTTAATAAAGTTCTTAGGCGGATTATTTTCAGACTACATCCAGTCCATGAACTTTTCTTCCGGTGCTCTCGGTGAAGGCTTTGTTATTAAAGTAGACAGCAAGACGGGCGACAGCTATTTGGAAGTAGACCATATGCTGGCACGCAAAAGTGCCACGTTTATTGAGTTGCTGATACAGCGATTACGCCAGGTTGGCGGTCAGATAATACTTTCTCCCGCATCCATGTCATGTTCTAAGGTAGAGGAATACGATACCTTTTACCGCTGTTACTTCGAGAACACAGGCGGGGAAAAGACCATTGTTCAGGAATTTGTAATAGGAGACCAAGCCCGCAGCCAGACATTCAACATCAAGCCAGGCGTACATGAGAACGTCTCTAATACCTACTATTGGCGGCTGGTGACAAGCGTAGGTGACAATTACATAGACCTTTCGAAGAGCGACTGTGACACGGGGTCTGCCGTACCACAAGCAGGCGATGACATTGTACAGTTAGGTAACCGGACGGATAAGACCAGACAGAACGCCATCGTATTGGCAGCATACGGGAATGATACTCCGAGCTTCCGTCAGTATGCAGGAATTGATTCTTATTCTTTGGCTGGTAAAGAAGTGACAGTTTTCAGTCCTAATGGAAATAAAGTTACTGGTGACTTTATCCTGAAAACAGGTGTGAATATCCTTACCCAGTTCAAGATATTGGAAGATTTGATTTACTCTGAAATCTCCAAAGTGATTGACGAGGTGCAGGCAGAGGATAATTACCTGTACAATGCGGCATTTGCAAGCAATACGAACGGTTGGGAGACAAAGAACGATGTTCGTTTCTTTACTGTAAACGGAAAGTTCTTATTGGTTAACGACAAGTTCTATTCCCGTAAGGATGCTATGGCTGCCATCATCAGAGACGGGGATAGAAACGTGCTTCGTATTCTTTCTTCCGGAATTAAACAGTCAAATGCGGACTTAGCCAATAAGCCTACCTATGAGGAAGGAGAAGAACCGAAGAAGTTCTTTATCTCTTTCCGGTACAGGGTAGCTACAGCCGGAACGCTGACAATAGGATTTCCCGGTCAGAACCTGCATTTCACTGAACGTCTTGAACCGGGCGAGGAATACGCAATGAAAGAGTATTCCGGCACATGGGACGGAACGGGCGACTTTGAATTGAAGTTTACGGGGGATATATACATACATTCGCTGGCTCTTACCGAAAACGCATTCGAGGATATGATAACAAAGTTTGAAACCCAGCTAAGCCAAACTAGTGAAAAGATTGAAGCTGTGGCAAAAAGAACATCCAATCTTGAAAGCAAAAGCGCGGGATGGTTAACCACTGCGGATGGTGTCAAGATTTGGGCTGTTGCGGAGTTTGAAAATGGAGTAAAAGCTTCGTCCTTGTTTAATGTGTCGGCGGAAAGTATAACGTTAAAGTCGCAACATGTTAAGTTGGAAGGCATAATTACCGCCAATGGAAATATCAAGATACACGAAGATGGCTCTATTGAATGTCATAACGGCTCTTTTACGGGAGAGATAAATGCAAGCAGCGGGGTGTTTAAAAATGTAAGAACTCCTAACAACTCTTTGATGATAGACGAAAATGGGAATGTTAGCATTGTTGGCAAAATATCAACCGCTTCGTCAAGTACAAAAATAGAAATAAACCCAAATTCAAACAGCATAAAATTTTATAATTCAAAAGGATATGATGTGGGTGGAATTTCATTCCTTGATAGTGAAGGCGGAGGTACTTCTGTTACTTACCCAAGATTAAAATTAGACAATATAGCAGGTGATGGCAACTTAACTGCGTCTACCACCCTTTTTGCAGGGACATTGTCAATGATTTCAAATTTAAGTGGGTCAGGATACCAAGTGTCTCTTGGCGTCAGAGGACTTTTTTTTTATAAAAATGGAAGATTAACTAAATCATACCCAAGCTCATGAAAAAAATAAATTTTAAACAATTACTGATTGCTACGGACATTACCCGTAAGCATTGTGAAAATATAGATTGTAGAGAGAATTTTGCGAATGTATTATACCGGAACGGTAACGGTATCGCATCGCATGCACTCGCTTTGAAGATATACAACTCCAATGAAGAGACAGAGTATAGTGATGAAGAAGTGTCCCTGATACAAGAGCATGCAAATGCTTTTTGCAAACCCTTCTTTATTGACGCGCTCAATCGTGCTATCAACAATCAACCGGAAGAAGCAACCGATAAACAGGAATAATTATGGCTTGGACAGAACAGGATTATCAGGAAATAGTTGCCCGCCTTATGGCTAACTCCATAGGGGTTAATGAAGTACCGAATGCGGACAAAGCGGATGATGTAACGTCATTGCCTGCATTAAAACCTTCAGGAAGCAACAGTGAAGCTTCTGTGGTCAATTATCCTTTAGAATTTTTGAAAGGAGAACAAGGCGAGCCAGGTATACAAGGCGAACCTGGGAAGTCATTTAAGGTAGCCGGCGAATACGCCACCCTTGAAGCCTTGAAATCCGCTGTTCCCGATGGTTCGGCAGTTGACGGGTTCATGGCTGTAGGCACGGAAGCCCCTTATGATTACTACGCATGGGTGAACGGTGAATGGGTAAGTCAGGGGAAGATAGACGGCATAGACGAAGCGCCAACTGATGGAAAGGCATACGGTCGTAAGAATGGGGGTTGGGCGGAAGTTCCCGAGCATTTAAATCTTACATCAGAGAATTTAAACGATATAAATGGAGCGGGGTTTGCTACGCAGAGAAGCACTGCTGATTACACATCACCTGAAAATAATTATCCTATTAATGAGAATGGAGCATTGATTTTCGCAAACGCCAATTATGGTCATTCTAATCAAATCTATGGCTCTTATCTAACTAATAGATGGTTTGCAAGAGGTAGTGGTAATCAACAGGGCGTTAGGACTAATTGGAAAGAGTTTGCATTTACGGACGACGTCCTCACCAAGACCAACACTTCATCATTCACCCCTACGGGCGATTACCAGCCTGCAACGAAGAAGTATGTGGATGATAAACACATTATGCTTACGATTACAGATGAAGCTCATATACAGTTGATTTCAAATCAAGAAGTTAAAGCAGGAGAAGCCGAATCAAAAATAAATCTTGTATTTGGAAGCATTGATAATTTTAAAAATATTATACAGAGATTATTAAGTGATAATATTTTATTCCTAAAAATTACAGAAAAAGAAATCTTTAAAGTAAGTACGAGTCACACATATTGCAATCCCAATAATGGAGCTTATGAACTTTCGTTTATTTATACTTATACTTCTATTGCCGATGCAAATAATATTAGCTTAGTTACAAAAAGAATTTTTATTGCATTGAATTCAAATGCTACAAATTTTTTCGTAGTAAAAGATATACTCGTTTCCGACAACCTCACCACCCTCACCAAGAAAACCGCTGCCGAATACGATACTATTGGCTCTAAGGATGCCAATACAGCATATTGTGTAACCAATTAAAGGATAATGATTATGTTAAAAATAGGAGAATTGACCTCAGGGCTATTTGCTGGAGATAAGCTGATTGCGGGCAAAGAATTTGATTGGAGCAAATTATATGATGCTTTAACCTATTTACCACCTACTGATACACGATATGGAACAAGAATGTTAATAATAGCCAATCTTAGTTCACACGATATTAGTCTATATAGAAGTGGACAATTAACTATTGTTGAAAGTGGTAAAATAGATTGGTATTCTAATGGTGTAGGTAGTAATATTGATTTTGATATACAAAATGAAAGCAACGACCCTGTTAGATATTTAGAAATCTATAAATGTAGACTTGTAGGTAGTAGTGATTCGCAAATGGAAATTAATGAAAATATATGTCAACCTGGAAGTGCTATTCAAAGTTTTATTGCTGGCGATTTTGATGATTTAGATTATGTACTTTTTGTTTTTGATTATAATGAATAAATAAGATGATGTATATGAAAACAATCTACTACAACAGCAAATTAGCCAAACTTATCCTCTTTGGCAATTACACAACTATAATGCTCTTCGGCTTTATCCTTACGAAGTTGAAAGAGTTGTCCGAAACAATCATACGCCATGAACGGACACATCAGAAACAGTTCTTCGAGTGTATGGAGATAGCGGCTATCCCGTCCGTATTATTGTCATTCCATGTCAGTGCGTGGTGGTTGCTCCTTATCCCGCTATTCTACTACATTATTTATTTGACAGAATGGTTTGTGAGCTTCGTGTACCACCTGTTTACAGACAGCAAGATTGGGGACGGCAAGGTCAATAAAAATGCTTACCGTGCGAGCGCATTTGAGATGGAAGCCAAACTCAACCAGGATAATCCGAACTATCTGAAAGAACGTAAATGGGGTGCATGGTTCCGCTATTACGGTAAGATATGAAAATCCCGTCCTACTCTCACGAGCAAAACGGAATGACGGTAGTTCGCTTATTTGATAAGAGACACAAAGATAGGAATAATTGACAAATAACGATAAGATGAAAAATAACATTATTACCCAAAGCATACCGGGTGGTTTCTCGGTAATAGCAAGCAGTTTTATTGCGCAGTCATTGGAACACATGATACCGTGGCTAATAGTAACATTTTCAGTCGTTGTATGCGATTTAATGTTCGGGATAAGGAAATGCCTGCTATTGGGTGAAGAATTTCGGTTTTCAAGTGCCGTGCGCCGTACTATGGGTAAAATGGTGACATACTTTGCCTTTGTTTGTATGGTGGTGATGATAAGCATTGCTTCCGGCAATAAATGGAATATTGATGTGTATTCATGCTTGTTTGTCTGCTTCATAGAGTTCTGCTCTATCATAAGCAATATCTTGAAGCCAAAGGGATATAATTTTAACTTACTGAAAGCGTTGGGATTGTTCGGAAAGAAAGTGCTCGATGTCGAGAAAGAAGATATGAATGAAATAATAACTAAAGATAAGGAGTAACAAAATGAAAAAGAAACTGATTATCGCAGCGATTGTTATCGCTATCATCGTGGGAGTTATGCTTTACATGCACTACACACCGTTTTGGGTGAACCTGACTACTGTTGTATCATTCGGTGTCGGTGTTGTTGCCGGATGGGTGGCTCGTGTGGTTTATGACAAATATTTTAGAAAGGAGGAATAACATGAGATACTTTACAATTGCAGAACTGGTTAAAAGCGAAACGGCTGATAAGAAAGCTATAGACAACAGATTGCCGCAAGAACTGCTTCCCAATGCACAAGCGTTGGTTGACAATGTCCTCGACCCGTTAAGAGAGGCTTACGGCAAACCTATCGCAGTGACAAGCGGATACCGTTGCCCCGCTCTTAATAAAGCAGTAGGCGGCTCTAAAACGAGCGACCACATGAACGGGTGTGCTGCCGATATTGTCGGTACTCCAAATACCCCGAAAGAAAACAAAAGATTGTTCAACCTTATACAAGAATTGAAACTTCCCTTCGACCAAGTCATTGATGAGAAAAACTTCTCATGGGTACACGTCAGCCACCGAAGAGAAGGCAACAGAAACCAAGTATTGAAACTCTAAAAAGTAAACATCATGGCAGCAGAAGTTTTATTATTTCAAAAAGAAGAAGGCAAAACAGCGTATTACGCAACGTTTGTCAGTGACGGTAATCCCGTTACCATACAGATAAAGAACAAGGGCGGAATGGTGACTGTATTTGCCAATATCGAGGGCATGAATCCTATCCCGCTTTCCCCAAATGCCAATCAAGCCTTAGGTCCTTCCAATGTGATATTTCGTCTTATTGGCATAGCGGCAGGTATGGAAATTACAATAAGAAGTGCTACGAAAGTGTCAGAAGCGAAAATGATTAAAGAGGGATAGCCTATGAAACCAATCATTATCCCTCACATCAGCATTCCTATAATCGGCATTCCCGTAATCAGCATACTTACCATAGGGTTTCCCGGTGCTGGCGGAAATAAGCCGCATCCATTTCCTGATGAAGGGTATTTATTATTAGCCAATGACGCTCCATTGTTGTTGACTAATGAAGAGCCGATATTGCTTACAAGTAAAAATAAATAGTAGTATGGAAGAGAAAACAGAAAAAGGACAACAAATTGGACAACTCCCCAAAAGAGACGTTTTGACGGGTAATGAGCAGTTTCCATTTCAAGAAGACAGAGAAAACGGTTCTATCACCCCTAACGCCCTAAAGAGTTTCATTAGCTCCGGAAAAGGTGGATATATGAGCTATATAACCGAGTATAATGTTTCCATTCATCATCCTTCATCTGGAATTGATGGTGGCAATAAATATACATTAGAAGGTGCTATTGTTCAAGTTCCGGAAGCTATAAGAATAGCCGGGCTAAAAGTGTCATTCTTGAACAATAGCGGACTTGTGGAGACGTGGGAATTTGCAGGTGGAGCATTTGAAAATATCGAGAACTGGAAATCAAATGAAGATAAATTGACTGACATTAGAGATGAAGCAATCAGTAAAATAAAGGAAGTTGAAAGCGATGCTATTTCAAATTTCAGTTCCCAGCGTGTTATCCCTGATATGCTGTCCGAATCAACCAAGCAATTTATTAACGCAAGTGGTGGCGGTACAATAAATAATCTTGCGGACGACGAAGATCTTGTATCCGTAGACAAGGGGGAAAGCTTAAGTGTTTTAAAATTTGCCGACCGTACTTTTAGTCCTGACAGATTCAGCGGCAAGGGGTATAAGATATTGCGTAGGAATATTGTTGGTAGAAAGAATATTCTTACCCAGGAAATGATAAATCAGCCTGATACTATATATGAAATCAGGTATGATTTTGATTTAGATGGTAAAACCATAAATCTTCCCAGAAGGACTAAAATACTGTTTAATGGCGGTAGTTTGAGCAATGGAAAAATTAACTCAAAAGCTCACATTGAGAATTTTGGTGTTGATGGAAATTTTACATTTAAAGATGTGCAGTTCGGAGCCTACAGTGCTGTCATGGATTTATCCAGCTGTATTCTTCCTACAATAGAAAAAGATGGAAATTATGGTTATGATTTGTCGTTTGTATTGAATACGATAAATAAATGGAAAGCAGATAATTATTATAACCTTAATCTTAAGATTGTTTTCCCATGGTCAACACTTTATTTTATAAAGGAGACCATCTATGTTGATAAAAATGTTTCAATAGATTTTAATGGTTCGATACTTGTTCCGATAAATAGCCTTGATTTTTGTTTTTCTGTTTCTTCCCAAAACCGGATGTACGATGATACCAATACAGGTAAAGTTCAAGGCTCTTATATAAAGAATTTTGTTATAAATGATTCTTTTGGTACAAGATCTAAGTTTATGTTTGTTGCTGACAATCATGAGATTTCCAATGTAAAGGCAATTAAACTGTCAAATACTTTATTAACCTATGGCGGATATATCGAAGATGCTCCGAATGATGTTAACTATATTGACTTTAAAAATATACATGATATTGAACTGAGTAATGAAGTTCGGAAATTTGACGATATTGTTATCGGTAAAGGTGATGGCTGTAGGTTGGACGGTATCCATGGATGTAAGATAAAGATAGAAGGTTCCCAGGGATTTGTCGCATCTAATTGCGTTAACTGCGGTTTCGAACTGCGGGGAAGTCAGGGTGTGATAATCAATCATCATGACGAAAAGGCCAAAGGGTATATACTGACTAATTCTTCATTGACTATGGTTGCTTCAAAGATATGGAAACATAATAGGAACTTGATAACTATAGCTGATGATACAGATTACATGCTATATGGGAATAAGATTTGTGCTTTATCCAAATTAGTTCTTAATGATGTCATTATTGCCGGTTCATTGCATCTGGATTTTGGGCTAATACCTAAAACTGTTTATGATATTTTTTGGGATAATGCAAAATGTGATACCGCTCCAAAGATTATTCTAAACAACGCAAGGGTAAAGTCTTCATCCTACAGAGAATTTTTTAATACAGCCGGTGAGTGTTTACTGTCAAACGTCAGCTATACGGACATCTGCCAGCCACATGGTTACACTTCTGAGTTAAATAGTATCACGGCAAAGCCTGCATGGTTTGAATCGGATTTGGCTATAAGGGATTTGTCCGGTTCAAAATATGATGTGTTTTACCTTTATGATGATATGAGAAAGGCAGGCGTTAAACTGAACGAAGTGGTTTTTAATGCTACTCCCAAACCGTTTGAAGAGCAGAAATATATTGCGACAATATGTTTGTCTAAGGATTTTAGTGACATACATTATGGAACGTTGCTTTTTTATCACAAAAATAAGGATGTAATAGATTACAAATATTCTCTCGGATTAGATAATTTTGAATTTCATACAGTCAATGAATATTGGGACAATGGAGAGGATGGTTATCTGTTTTTTGACACCGGTAATGCCTTGAACAACCGTATTTTTAAAACATTATCTTCCTCTTTAGATAAATACAATGAGTGTTCTAAGTATATAAAGAACGGCATTAATTGTATCGCTTATTTAAGAGAGATACCTCAATATGGAGAATGGATAATAGGCGATATGGTAGTAGTTGATGGAAACACATATGCCTATAATGGAAAATTATGGTTGGATGCAAGCGGTACTCCGTCTTCTGTTGCCAGGTCAGGGGCAACAGGAGAGAGACCACAAAATGTTTTGGCTGGGTTCTGTTATTTTGATAAGACAATAAATAAGCCTGTATGGTGGAATGGTTCTTCATGGACAGATGCCAGTGGAGCTACGGTGTAATGTTTTTACTAATTGTTTAATTATTTATGGTATGATAAATAATATCTTAGGTGCGGTGGTATATCTGTCCACCGCCATAGTATTCGGTGGCAGCACTGCACTGCTGATGCTCTTTATCAAGGAGAACAGCGACCGTTGCCACTACTATAACGGCAAATGGAACAAAGCAGACTTGCTGTGTGGAGCTGTCGCAATATGTGCAGGCATGGTTGTTAATCATTATCTGTTGAAGTTATGAAGAAGTTAGTGTATATAGTTTTTCTTGTCTTGACGGTGTGTTCCTGTAGAACGAGGACTGTTTGTATGCCGGTTGAGACAAAGGTTCTTGATAGTGTGATTTTCCATGATACGACATTTCAAGAGAAGCTGATACCGTACAAGGACAGCGTATCTGTTGCCGATACAACGTCATTCCTTCGCAATCCGTATGCCTACAGCTATGCTTCATTTAGCAACGGGATATTGAATCATTCATTGGGCATTTATCCTCATGCTACGGTAACGGTCAAAATGCCGTATTTTATCGAAAAGATAAGAAGGATTGAAGTGCCCAAGCCTTATCCGGTAGAGAGGGAACTGTCATGGTGGGAAAAGTTTAAAATCAATTACGGTGGTGCCAGCATTTCGATAAATCTGACATGTGTTTTATTCGTAATTGTTTGGCTCACCATAAAGATAAGAAAGAAATTAACGATGTAGAAGTTGGCTTGTAGCTGACACTCTTTCGGGGCTTAGAGTAAAAAGAAAGCCCCCAACGTTCAAATAATTATTGCCACATAAAAATTTGAAAAAAGCATAAGACACCGCACGTTGGAGGCTTTAATATCTTCAACACGGTATCTTATGCTTTGTTCGTATATAATCAAATATTTTATGTGGCAGGGCAAAGATAAATATAAAATTCAGAAAAACTATGTGTAAGTCAGAAATCTTTGCCGAAACAATTAATCTCGTGGCGCAGGAGACCGAAATACCCGCCAGCCGAATACTATCTTCGGATAAGGATACGGAAACCGTAGACGCCCGCTATCTGCTTGTACAGTTGCTTGTTGAAAGGGGAATGTACCCTTCACAGATAGCTCCTAAAATTCACAAGACCAAACGCGCGATAAACTACATGATTTCCAATTTCCAGGAACGTATGGAAGGCGGGAAAATGTTGAGAATATATTGGGAAAACATTAGGAAAGCGTTGGGAAACAACTGATTTCATGGCAGTATCGGTATTTATACTTTTGTGATGCGGTTGATTTTGACCGTAATACAAAATATAAATCTCTATGGAAAGAACGTATGTCTTCAATCAAGACGGGAACAACGGAAATGGTGGCGGAAGCAAATTCGACATCATGGCTATGTTGCCCAACTTGATGGGAAGCAAGGGTGTAGACCCCGGACTTCTCGCTTTACTGAACCAGGGACGTGGCAGCCAAGACCAATGGGGCGGCTCGTGGTGGTTCATCTGGATTATCCTTTTGTGGTTCTGTTGGGGCGGCAACGGCTTTGGCAACCGCTTTGGCAATGGTGGCGGTCTGCCTGCCGAGCTTAACGGTGATGTCGGTCGTGAATACCTGATGTCAGCCATTCAGGGCAATGGCAATGCCATCAACCAGCTTGCTTCTTCTTTGAACTGCTCTACCCAACAGTTACAGAGCGCCCTGTGCAACATCCAGGGACTTATCGCCAATGTGGGCAATCAGGTGGGCATGTCAAGCCAGCAAATCATCAACGCATTCCAGTCCGGAAATCAGGTATAACATGCTTTCTCCCGAACAGAAAGAGACGCTGAACAGCCTTGCCATAGCAA